GCGCGGTCCTGCGTCGAGGGTGGCAAGTACAACAACGTCAGCGAAGTCGTGCGGGCGGGCCTGCGGATTTTGCAGGACACCGAAGAGCGTCGGCGCGGCTTCAACGCCATGCTGGAAAGCGTGCAAACGGCAGCGGACCGTGACGGTGTTTACGATCTCGACGGCGTGCTGAGCGAAATGGACACGGTTATCGACAGGGCCGCCCGTTGAGTGCAGCCGTTTTTTCACCCCAGGCACGCCGCGATCTACTGGAAGCCGTCCAATGGATAACCCGCGATAATCCCGCCGCCGCCCGCGCCTTACGAGACAGCGTGGCGGGCGCCGCCCGGCGTTTGGGGAAACATCCGCAAGGCGGCGTTGTTAAGCCCACCCTTGCCGACCTTCCCATTCGATTCCTCATGCTGACCGGGTTCCCTTACGTCATCGTCTACGATGCCGATCGCAAACCGCCGTTGATCCTAAGGGTCCTGCATGGCGCACGGGACTTGCCGGAAGTTCTTCGGGATTCCTGACGTTCATCGCCTCGACCAGCCCGCCCTCGGCTGCCGCCAGCAACTCCGAGACCCGGGCGAGGTCATGACCGCGAACCTCGGCAATCTTGAGAGCGGCGGTCATGTCGATGCCCACCACATGGCCCGACGGCGCCAGGCGCAATTGCCCGAGGCAGGAATTAAGCACGTCCCAGGCCTGGTGTTCTTCCGGTGTCCTAAGTGCATGTTCAACGTAGGGACAAAGGCTGCCGGTTAAGCCTTTGCCGCCTTTGGCGCAGGCCGCGCCTTCTTCCCGGCATCCTTGGCAATATCCGGGCCCTCCGCCCGGCTTGAAATGCCAGAGGCAGAGAGCCCTGATGCGTTTTTTGCGGCATTGAGCAAAACCTGTTGAAGCGTCAGCTTCTGCAGGAACTGCTCGCCGACCGGATAGAGGTCCATCACCGCGATTATATTGTCGCGGTTGACCGGCGGATCATCCTCGATGCCGGTCCAGGCGGTGACATGGCGCGCCGCCAGTTCGTAGACCACTTGGCATTGCAGGAAGCCGTCACGTTCCGGCTCAAAATCCAGGTCGGGAAGGCCGTCCAGCGGCAGGCCGGATTCCTTGCGCTCAAAGACCTGGGCCTCGACGGCATTGAGGCGCCGCCGCGCCGCCGCCTGGGCCGCCGCCATGCTTGCCGTGGTCAGCGGCTTGACCGTCACCGTGACGCCGTAGGGCAATTCAATGTCGTAGGGTTCCGTTTGTTGCTTGAGAGAGATCATGCGTATTCCGTCCCGTCCAGATCGTTGATGAGGGTCACCGTCAGCATCCTACCCGCCGCCTCGTTTCGGGCCCCTTGAAAGTCGAAGCTCGCCTGGATGCCGCCAGGGCCATCGACGGCCAGCTTGGGCTTGGGCAGATAGACCTCGTGGGCGGTAAACAGGACCTTGGATGAGCCGACGGCATAGCCGAACTCCAGGTCCACCGGCGCGCCGCCGGCGGCAGCGTCGATCAGGGTGGTGTCGGCGAAGCGCACCTCAATGCGCCCGGTCAGCGCCGCCACCGTCGGATCGGCGCCCTCGATCAGGCCGTCGGAGCGGATGGTCTCGATCTTCTCCAGGTTGTTGGAATAGGTGAGCGAGCCGGAAGTCAGGTTGCCGACCGGCTGTCCGGCCTTGGTGATAGAGCCCTGGAACTGGCTGATGCGCGAGAACGCCAATGTCGTCGGCGTCCCGCCTTGCGACGTGGCATTGCGGGTCTCGCCCTGAGCGATGGCGTTGACGGTCGCCGCCGCCGCGCCGGATCTCTGGAACTCCAAGGCGATGGAGTTGAGCATGACGCCGCTGTGCATGAAAAAGGCCGGTACCCGGGGCATGCCGACCTCGATGGAATAGCTGGGCAGGACGTCGGCGGCCGAGGCGAAGACGTGGGAATAGCCGCCGCCGGTGAGCGCCGGGCCGCTGATCGTGGCCGCGGAAGCGGCCAGGGTGAAGGCGTTGCCGACGGCGCCCGCCGTGTCAAATGTCACCAGCAGCCGCTGAGCGCCGGCCGGGCGGCCATAGGTGGCATCCACGATGTCGGCGTCGGCCGAGGCGTTCAGGTCGGCGGCCAGTTGATTGACGGTCTGGGTCGCCGTCGTCTGGATCCGGGTCTCGTTGCCGGTGGGGGCGCCGGAGACGAATGTCCAGGCGGCGCCGCCCAAGGTGATAGCGTCGCCGTCGGACGGGTTCATTGCGAAATCGATATATCCGCTCGCCGCAACTGCATTCGAAGTAGGATCGCCGAACAGCCCGGTCAGCCAGAAACCGAGATAGCGGGGGTCGACGGGGACGACGATGTCGCCTTCGTCGTTGATTGCGTCCTGCAAGGGGGCCAGGGGATCGCGCCCCTGGCCCAGCACCGGATCGTCGATCAGGCCTTGCTCGCTGCCGAGCGTACAGCTGTTGAAGGGCATGCGCACGTAGTCGCCGGACGCCCGGCCGCCATAAGCGCTTTCGCGCTTGAGCAGCAGCGTGGCGTTTGATCCATAGGCTCGGGCCATGATGGTGTCTCCTATATTGAATGGATGATCAGCCCTCAAAAATTAACCAAGTGGACTGTCTGTTTCGTACTCGACGGTCACGGTGATCGCGCCGTGCTTGATGGCGGGGGCGCCTGTTACGCCCTCCGTATCGATCTCCGGACGGCTGTAGGTCATGCCGAAAGCGAGTCCGCCAAGGGTTGGGCCGGATTCCAATGCGGCCCCCACCGCCTGCACCAGGGTATCGAAGGCAGTGTCGCGGAGAGCCGCGCCGCCTTCCTCGACGTAGAGTTCGATCTCCACGGCGTGGCTGTAATAGGCGCCGCCGAACCCACCCAACGCCGTCGCGGGAACGCCGGGATCGCCGTCGCGGAGCACGATCAGACCGCCCGCCGGGATACGTTCTGGAACACTTGAGTTACGCTCGACCTTGGCGGCGGGCACGGTCTTAAGCAACGCCTTGATCGCCTCTAACATCTTTTCAAATTTAGTCATTCAGTGGAAAGTCCTTGCAATTCGTCCGAAAAGTTAGTAGTTTTTCTGACATAAAGGAGCCGCCGTCATGTCCACGACAGAAGCTATTCGAACGCACATTCAACGGCAGCCGAAGGGCAAACCATTCACAAGCTCACGGTTCCTGAAGCTTGGGTCTCGCTCCGCCGTGGACAAGGCGTTGTCACGCCTTGTTGGAGAAGGAAAGATCGAACGCCTTGCCCGCGGTGTTTTCGTCCGCCCCAAGAAGAGCCAATTCATTGGAACCGTCATGCCGGAGATCTTGGAAGTCATTAAAGTTATCGCCAGGAACCATGGCGAAACAATTCAAGTGCATGGGGCTGAAGCCGCACGCCGATTCAAACTCAGCACCCAAATGCCGACATCGCCCGTGTTTTACACAAATGGCCCAAGCCGGTCTCTCCGAGTAGGCAACATGGTGGTCAAACTAATACATACAACGAGTCATAGACGGCTTCAGTTCGCCGGTAAAAAGACCGGGCTGGCCTTATCCGCTCTTTGGTATCTCGGCAAAGAAAACGTAACCCGCAATACTGTCCACCACATCAAAGCTGGATTAAGTACAACAGAGTTTGAGGAATTAAAGTCCGCCAACTTGCCGGCATGGATGAGCGCCGCCTTAAACAGCCCTGAACCGGAAGCCGTGAATGGCTGACTCGTACTTTTCCCTGAAAGTGCAGGATCAAAAAGAGATTCTACAAACCGCCGCCGACAAACTCGGAAGACAAGCAGCCGTTTTAGAGAAAGACATCTGGGTCTGTTGGGTTCTGCGGACCATTTTCTCCATGCCCAATGCTCATCCCATGGCTTTTAAAGGCGGCACGTCCCTTTCAAAAGTCTACGACATCATCGACCGTTTTTCCGAGGATGTTGATATCTCTCTGGACTATCGTCATTTCGATGACGACTTTGATCCCTTTTCCCCAGGAGCCAACAACAGCCAAATCAGGAAGTTCAGCGATCGGCTGAAATCCTACGTGAAAAGCTATGCAGAAGACGTCGTAAAACCTCGCATCGAAACCGCTGCAACCGAATTAAAGACACACTCCGCACATGCCATTCGGATTGACGATAATGGCGAAAAAATATGGTTCAGTTTTCCTTCCGTCGTCGAAGATCAAGACGACTATCTCAAAAGCGAAGTCCTCATCGAACTCGGAGGCCGAAACGTCATTGATCCGAATGAACGACATGCCATTCGCCCTTATGTGGCATCACTGACCGAAGGGGTCGATTTTCCCGAGGCCAATGTGACGGTTCTATCTCCCTCAAGAACCTTTTGGGAAAAAGCCACGCTCATCCATGTCGAGTGCAACAGAGGGCGCCTGAAAGAAAGTCCTGATCGGCTTTCTCGCCACTGGTACGACATCACCCGTCTGGCAAAAAACAGCTCAGTCAAAAGCGCCATCAATGACCGCAACCTTTTAGAGGATGTCATCAGACTCAAGAAAGTATTCTATAATGCCGGATACGCTCGCTACGATGAATGTTTGAGCGGTCATTTACGTCTTCTTCCAGAAGAAGACAGTATGCCCGGTTTAAAAGCCGACTACGACAAAATGGTTGCGGCAGGCATGATGTATGAAACGGCCCCCAGCTTTGATGAAATCGTCGAACAAATCCGCCATGTCGAAATTGAAATCAATGACTGGCCTTAGCCTCTTTATTCTGACACGCGCATCTGCCTGCCAATCAACTCCGGCAATCTCCTTTCCCACTTCTTGGCCTCTCGCTTTACATCCAGGCGCCTCGAAAGCCGCACCTGCGGCACCATGATGAACATGACCACCGTGGTCATTCCCTGTTTCATGCGGCCTGTTTTTGTAAATGCCCCGCCCTTGGCGCGGCGGCCCGTCCGTCCCGACTTGCTGATGCGAACCCCGTCCACCACCAGCAGCGACGGACGCCCGCGGCGATAGACGAACCGCAGCGTCCCGAAGCGGTGCTCCGGGAAGTTGGACGGGTTGATCCGCTTGCCGCCGACCCCGCGCTTAGGCGCCGATGGCGTCGGAATGGCCAGCCAGAACCCGGACTTGCTTTTGATCACCGCCCCCTCGTCAAACGCGCGGATGATCTGGGGCGCCTTGGACCAGACCATGGCGGCGGCGTTGTAGCCCTTGTTGGCATAGGTGCGGTCCCGCCAAGTTCGGGCCAGTCTCGGCCCCAGGCCGGCGCCAATCACCTGTTTGCGCAGATCGCCTTTGAGCCCACGCCCGGCATCCTTGATTCCGGCGGTTACGGCCTTGGAAATGCTCCGCACCTCGGCTTCCATTCCAGCCACGATGGAACTTGTGATAGTCGCGGCGAGCTTCATGGCAAGAGGCGTGGAGGGCGGTACGCCCGACAGGGATATATTATAAAGAGGCGTGGAGGGCGGTACGACCGACAGGGACATATCAAAATGGCCTCACATCAAGACTCCACACCAGCCGGTCCGGATCGCGGCGTTCCGGTTCTCCCTGGATGACGTAGTCGGCGCCGTCCACCGTCAATTGATCGCCGGGACGCGGCTCGGCGACCTCGGAGGCCCGGACTTCGAACAAGGCGGTCTCGGTGAGGACGCGGGTGTCGCCGAAGCCGACGATCTCGTCGGGACGCTTCACGATCACCCGGACGTTCACCGCCCCGCCGCCGCCGGATGTGTAAACGGCGCCCACGCCGAACTGGGCGAACACCGTGTCGACGGCGGCGGAGAAGGCGTTCACCCGCGATCCCCTACACGGTGCCGTTTAGCCGCACGATGACCGTCGCGTCTCCGGACGCCGCTGCGGCGATGGCGGCGCCGATCAGGGTGTTGCCGGTGACCGTGGTGGTGACGTTGCCGTTGGCATTATTCCAGTAAACCTTGGCGCCCTGGGCGATGGCGCCGGTGGCCTTGGGCAGTTCGAAGACGCCGCGGGTCAGGACCTCGACGTCGGCGTTCTCCGCCGCGTCGCCGGCGGCGATGCCGAACAGGCTGCCGACCAGGACGCCGCCGCCGCTGGAAACGCCGCCGGTGGGCGCGGTCAGGGTGATGGTGTCGCCTTTCTGGATAAAGTTCTTCATAGGGTCGTTCTCCTATATGTTTACGCGCCGGTTCAGACGCCGGGATTTTTGTGCATGCCGCGCCAGTCGATGGCCTTGGCCCCGAAGTCGAGGCGAGCCTTGACCTCGATGCCGTCGACGTCGAAGCCCATGCGGGTCTCGATGTAGACGCCTTCCTGGCCTTCGAGATAGGCGTACTCGATGGTGTCGATCTGGGCCGGGCTGGCGAACAGGTACCAGGGCACGGCGCCCGACGCCGGGTCGAGCCGGGGCTCGGCGATCACCGCCAGCGAACGGATGGATTGCGGCACCACGTCGCCGCTTTTGGCCGGGACCAGGTTCTGGGCGATGATCTGCTCGGCGGTCAGTTCCAACGTCGATGGCACCACCAGGTAAGCGGGGCGGATGTTGAGGATGGTCTTGCCGTCGAGGCCCACCTGCCTGGCCATGAAAGCGCGGGCTTGGCCCAGGTTGGCGACGTCGAGCGCCGTTCCGGTTCCGGCCAGGTTCTTGTGGCCGGCGTGGAACAGGGCCTTGTTGTCGCCCATGGCCGGGTTGGAGGTAATAATCCCCCAGACCACGTCGCTTTCGAGCGTCGCGGCGGAAGTCCCGAACAGGGACGGCACCCGGGTGAAGGCGTCGAGATCGTCGTTGATGATTACCTGGCGGGTGATGCCGATGACCTTGCCGTAGGTCTCAACCCGGTAGCTCTCCTTGCCTTCGCCCATGGTGCCGCGCTTGAACTCGCCGTTCTCGGCCACCTTCTCCAACTGCGGGGCCTCGCCCAATTGCAAACGGCGAATATCCTTGAAGTCGCTGGCCGAAGCCCTCCTGGCGATGGCCGGAAAGGTGCGCGGCGCCGCCTGATAGGCGTCCCGCAAGGTCTTGTTGGTGACGGCGGCGAGGATATCGGGAAAGTCACTGGTGGAATGGAGCGCCCTTGTCGCGATCTCGTCGCGGCTGAGCCCGCGTACCCGCGTCCCGTCGGCCTCAAGGAAAGCGCGGGCCAACTCCAGCAGCGAATAGCCCCGCCATTCACGCGCCGGCTCGGGCAGATCGAAGCGGCTGGGATCGAAACGGTGCAGCAGCGCCGCCTCCACCGCGCCCTGCCTGGTCTGGCGCTCGTCCATGCCGCCCATGGTGATCTGGGAGCGGGTCTCGGTCCGCTCGTCACGCTCGGCGACGGCGTCGATCAGGGCCTTGCGAGCCTGATCCAGCGGCATGCCGCGCATCACCAGACCTTCGGCGAGCGAGCGCTCGACCCCCAGCTTGCGGGCGGTATCATAAATGCCGGCGGCGCGGCTGCGTTCCTCGGCAACGGCGCGCCGGGCTTCCGCCCTTGCATCGGTATTGGCCTCCGCTTTCGGCTCGTCATTGGCCTTCACGGCCGCCTTCTTGCCGGCGGCGGCATCCACAGCCGCGCGCCGCTCTTCCCTGGGGGCCTCTTCGGTAACGCTAACAGTCTCGGTATCGGAGCCCGAGCGCGTTTCCTCGGCAGGCGTTTCCGGGGTGTCTTGATGTTCCATGGTGTTATCTCCTTCAAGGGATAAAAGTTCGGAATTTTGCGATCTGGTGATCAGGCGACAGGGTTGCGAAGCCAAGGCGGCGGAACGGAAGCCGGCGTCCGGGTCGGCGCCGATGGGAACGGCGGAGAGTTCCGCCGGAGTCCAATCGACGGCCCGCCATAGCGGGACCTTGCCTTCCTCATCGGTGATCTCGTAGGCGCGAACGCTGTAGCCGACCGAGACGTTGCGGATGATCCCGGCGCGCACGTCCCGCCATACCGGCTCCACGTCGTCGCGCTCGCTGAAGCGCACGAGGGCCCGGCCTTCGGGATTATCTCCCTTCACGATCCAGGCCCGCTCGACGACGCCGATGACGCCGTCCAGGGACCAGGCGCCGTGGGTGTCCAAGAGCGGCGCGCCGCCGTTGAGGCGCGACAGGTCCACGTGTTCGGGGTCCAGAGACAGGACCTCCTCGTAGGCCTCGCCGGTCATCCGGTCCCGACGCGGGACACGGGCCCCGGACGACCAGACCACTTCGACGGTGCGGGCCTCCTCATCGACGCTATCGGGCAGCATGCTTGCCATCCTGGTCTGCATGGGCAGGCTCACCTGGTTACGCTCGGAGCTCCGCTCAGGAGCCGTCGCTGTTTGGGCCATTTTTTTCTCCTTGCTGGTAGATTTTTGCCGCGCCCGACTGGGTCGCTTTGCGGGGATCGCTGTCGAGCACCAGACCCAACTCGTCGAGCCTGGCGTTGGTGTCGGCGATCTCGGCCAGCACGTCGGACGGGTCGTAGCCGTTGCGCGCGATGGCTTCTTTCAGGGTCATGAAGCCGGAACGCACGGACATGACGTCGGCCTTGGCGTCTTTCAGCGGATCCACGGCTTCGAAGCGGGGCGCCGTCCACTCGACGCCGAAGTCTCCCGCCGGCAGTCCGTCCACGGCCTGGGCCACCTCGACAAAGCGCCGCCACACCGGGCTGCAGAGACCGGGTATCAGAACCTGTCCCTGCAGGGCCTCCATGCGGCGGCGGAACTCGATCAGCCCGGCCCGGATGCTCGAATAATTGACCTGGCTGAGGTCGCCGGTGAGCAGTTCGTAAGTCAGCCCCAGCCCCGAGGCGATGGCGTGAAGCTGGAAGCGCATGTACTCCGGATAGCCGCCGCTCGCCGCCGGGGCGGCGAAGCGCACGTCCTTGCCCGCCGGCAGGTATTCGATCATGCCGGGCTCGAAAGCCTCGATCCGGTGGCCGGCCTCGTCTTCGCTGACCTCTCCCAACGTCTCGCCGTCGTCGGCGTCAAGCACGAAGGCGGCGAAGCAGGCCTCGATCTTTTTGCGGACCAGTTCGGCGTCGTCGTATTCGTCCAGATCCCGCATCTTCATGATGACCGGGGCGAACCAGGGAACGCCGCGCTCCTGGCCGGGGCGCAGACGCTCGAACACATGGCAGACATCGGCGGCAGGAACGCGTTTGCTCTGCAGCGATCCCCGGCGGAACGCAGCGACCTCGCCCGGATGGACCGGAAACAGCCAGTACGCCACACGGCGGCCCAGCCGGTCGAACTCAATCCCCTGGTGAATAAAGCCGCCTCCCTTGGCCTCGCCGGAGCGCAAGGTATCGAGATGGTCGGCCTCCAGGACCTGGAGTTGCAAAGGCACCGCCAGCCCGTCAATAGCGCGCCGCGGCCGGAGACGAACAAGGCACTCGCCGCTTTCCACCATGGCCCTGGCCACCAGCGCCTGCAGGCCATGAAAATCGGTGCGCCCGTCGGCGTCGCATTCAGCCGTAAACCTGGTCCACAGCTTGTCGGCCCGATCGTTAATGGCTGCGTTGCCGGCCCGAGCCCGGGCCTTGAGGCCGCCGCCCACCAGGTTGCCGACCAGGGTGCTTACCCCCTTAGCGGCGTAAGGGTTGTTGCGCACCAGATCTCGGGAGCGATCCCGGAGCCGGGGCAGTGCGGCGGCGATCTCCGAATTGGAGCCGCTGCCGGGCGTCCTCCAGCCTTCGGTCCGGCGGCCGATTTTGGCGCCCTCGTAGCCCCGGCGCAGGATATTCTTAATATCCCTGTCGGCGCTGACGCGCCTCCACGCCTCTTGTGCCGCGCGGGCGCGGGTGCGGCGAAGGCCGGCGCCGGGCGAGAAGAACCCCACAGCGTGGTCTATCCAGTTCATGAAAAATCAGCCTTTGCGAAACGCCGCCAAGCTATGTGTCGGTTGGGACTTGCCGGAAGCGGCGGCGATCCCGCGCTCGATCACCCGGATGCGGCGGATTAGATCGACTTGCGCGCCGTATTCCACCGTCCGCCCGTCGTAGGAAACGCGGAGCGTGCCGGAGGCGTAAGCCTTCTTGAGGGCGTCGAGTTCCGATTGCGTCCAGGTCATTTTTTGTCCCTGTCCCTGTCCGGGCTACGCCCGTCCCCGCCTCTTGTCATTTAAGCCAGTTTTCCTTGCGCTTGCCGAGCCAGTCGCCGCGGCGTCCTGATGCCGGGCGCGAAGGGCGCGTCTTCGGCTCGGACGGGCGCTGTTTATTCACTTTGGGCGCCGGGTCGCCACCGAGCGAATCCATGAGCTTGCGCCAGTGGCGTTCCTCGAAACGGTCAAGTCCGATCACGGCCGCCGCCGCCCGGGCGTAGACGTAGCAATCCAGCGCCTCGTTGCGTTCTCTGAGCTTGCGCCATTCACGAACGGCATAGCCGCGCCGGTTCCTGGTGGTCACCAATTGCTCGGAACAAAGCTGCTTGCAGTATTCGCCGTCGATCTTGGGCAGGTGGACATAACCGGCTGGGTAAGTCTCACCGGCTTTCAATTCCTCATCGGTCGGGCGTTCCTTGCGCAGGTTGTTGAACAACTCCAGCTTGGCGATGCCGCCGGCCACCGAGCGCACCTTGACGCCGCGCCGCAGCCGCTTGCCGCCCGCCGTTATATCGACGGCGGTCGGCATGCCGACCAGGGCGGCGCCCCGCTCCACACCCTTGACGGCCATGACCAACCCGGCGTGTTGGCGCCGCGCCCAGCTATAGACCTCCTGGGTGGCGTAACCGCTGTCCACGGCCAACCGCTTGAGCGGCATCTGGACACCCGACACATGGCTCCAGGTCTCCGATAGCATATCCGTCAGTTCCCTCCACACCACCTCGCGCGAGGTATCGCCGTCGATTACCCGGTGCTCGACCAGCCAGGATTGAAAACCAATGGTCCCTGTCAGGCCCGCGGCCTTCCCCGCCTCTTGTCCTCTTCCCCATGCCCAGATGGAAACCTCGATACGGTCCTTCTGAATATCGACGCCGGCGGTAAGGATAAGACCGCCTTCGGGCACCGTGCCCTCACGGTAATCCTCGCGGCGGTCGTAAAGCCGCTGCCAGTCCGGGGCCTCGCCGACTTCTTCCCAGGTCTCGCCCAGGTCCGTGTTTTTCACCGACTTGACCGCCGCGTCGGAACCCTGCGCCGCCAGCCAGGCCCCGGCGATCTGCTTCCACGACCGCCAGCCGATAGGGCTGTACAGGCTGGACAGATGGAACCCGGCGGTTTTGTTGTTCTCCGGTTTGGCCGTCGCCCGCCACTCGCCATGTTCCAGCATCCAGGTCTTGTGATGCTCCTCGATGCGGGCTTGGCAGTGCTCGCATTCGTAAATAACGCTCGAAGGCTTGCCCTTCTCCCATTTCAACTGCTCGAACTTGAGCCATTGATGCTCGCGGCAGACCGGACAGGGGACGAAGTAACGTCGCTGGTCGGACGCGTCAAACTCCCGCTCGATCCGGGACGCCCCACGAATGGTCGGCGTCGAGACGATGAGGATTTTGCGCCGCGAGAACGTCCGTGTCCTGGCTTCCGCCAGCGCCACCGGATCGCCCTCGCCGTCGATGTCGCCGGGATAGCCGTCCACTTCGTCCAAAAACAGATAGCGCACCGGCATGGAACGCAAGCCGACGGCCGAGTTGGCGCCGGTCATCACCAGGACGCCGCCGGGAAACTCCTTGGCCAGCACCGTGTTGCCCGCGTCCCTGGAACGCGCCGGCTTGACGAGCTTGCGCAACGCCGCGCTTTCCTCGATCAGCGGGTCGATCCGCTGCTTGGAATTGCGCTTGGCCATCTCGACGGTGGGCAGCACCGCCAGCATGGGCCCCGGCGCGTGATGAATGACGTAGCCGATCCAGTTGTTGCCGCATTCGGTGCCGCCGATCTGAGCCCCCTTCATGAACACCACCCGCTCGACCTTCGAGGCCGGCGATAGGCAGTCCATGATCTCCTTGAGATACGGCGTGCGGCCGGTGCGCCACGGCCCCGGCTCCGATGCCGCGCGGCCGGACAGCCGCCGGTGCCGGTCCGCCCATTCCGAGACCGTCAGCAGGGGGTCGGGGCGGAGCCCCCGATCGAAGGCCTCGCCGTAGATCTCAGCCGCGTCCGGAATCACCCGACAGGTCCTCCAACGCAGTCCGGATTTCGGCGGCCAGCAGTTCGTGGACCCTCGCCGGATCGTTTTCAGCGGCCAGCACGGCGGCGAGGCGCTCGGGAATATTCAGCACCGCATCCCGGACCGCGTGGGCCTTGTTGAAGGCGGCGGCTTTCACGTCGTCGGCGTCGATGTACTTGCCGGCCTCGACCTTGGCCTTGATCTCAAGAAGCTTCGCCCTCTCGACCTCGCTCTTGATGCGGGTTTTGAGCAGCAGGGTCGGCAGGTCGCCAGCCGCCCGCGGCGGGGCAACCGGCTCAAAGGTTGGAGTTGCCGCCGGTTCCGTAACCGGTGCCGGCTTGATTTGTGGTTTGGCGCGACGTTCGGGTCGCGCCGGGTCGCTGAACGCCGCTAGTGCCGCGTCGGCCTGGTCAGGATTAACCTTGCGGCCCGTGAGCTTGATGACGCCCTTGGCCACCATCTGGCCGACGTACTGGCGGGAGACCCCGCGAAGACGTGCGTATTCGGCCTGACTGACAAGCATTCCCGGCTCGCGTTTCCATGATTGGATCGCCCTCAATAAGTACTGAAATTACAATCGATTAGAGTTGATAAGCGTCGCGAATAGAGCGTTCATGGCCCATCAATAACGAGGGGGCCGCACCAATGGGCGCTCAAGACATCCTCCCCTCCAGCCCCGCTCAGGATGCCCGGCGGGGCCGTGGCGGTAGCAGCAATCCCGCTGCCGACGCATAAGGAGACGATGATGAACAAACTCTACAGTAGCAAATCCAACGCCAAACGCGGCGCCGTCAAGGACCTCGGAGCACACGCCCTGCAAGGCGTCGATTACCGTATAGTCAAACATGGCGGCCGGTGGACCTGGGAGACGGGCGGCGGCAAAACCGGCGCCGCTTCCGCGAATATGACCCTCAAGAAAAAACCAGCCAGGAAAATTGCCCCCAAGCCCAAAGCGATCAGCACACCCCGCAAGGGCACCAAGCAGGCGCTCCTGGTCGAGATGCTGCGCCGGTCCGAGGGCGTCACCATCGGCCAGATCGTCGAGGCCACCGGCTGGCGGCGCCATACCGTCCGGGGTGCGATCAGCGGCGCCGTCAAGAAAAAGCTCGGCCTCACCGTCACCTCGGAAAAAACCGAGGACGGTGAGCGCGTTTATCGAATTGCCACGTGACGGTAACGGCCATGAACCGCAAAAGCAGAAGACGGGCGGCTGCCCGGAAAGGGACCGCCGCCAAGCCCAAGGGCTACACCGTCCATCTCGTCGAAAGCCCGGCCGGGCAGGCGCAACTGGCAAAGCGCGGGCTCACCACCCGCGACCTCGGCAAGGCCATCGCCGAGTTCCAGAAGGCCGAGAAAGTCCACGTCGGCACCCTGATCGGCGTCAGCAAGGACGGCTTCTTCGGCTCCACCGACGAAGGATGGACGCCGGACAAGCCCGGCGCCTTCGACGAGCCGCTGCTAAATATCCCCTGGGTGCAAATCCTCGAACTTCTGGGCCGGGTACCGGAAAATACCACCGGGGAATTCTTCGAAAGCGGCGGCAACATCCAATAGTCAGTTCACAACTTCACGCCGCCGCGGCTCCGTGCCCGGCGGCGGCGTCATTGAACGTCCGGCCGTCGGCTTCCAATGTTGCCGAGTTGCCTGAGAACTCCTGCCAGCGTTTGACGATGACATCCGCGTATTTGGGATCCATCTCCACCAGCCGGGCGCTCCGCCCCGTCTTCTCGCAGGCGATCAGGGTGGTGCCGGAGCCGCCGAAGGGATCTAACACGGTGTCGCGGCTCTTGGATGAATTGCGAACCGCCCGCTCGACCAGGGCCACCGGCTTCATGGTCGGGTGCAGATCGTTCTTGCGTGGCTTATCGACAAACCAGACGTCGCCCTGGTCCCTCGCGCCGCACCAGAAATGGTCCGTTTTTTCTTTCCAGCCATAGAGGATCGGCTCGTACTGGCGCTGGTAATCGGCGCGGCCCAGGGTAAAGGTATTCTTGGCCCAGACGACGAAGGTCGACCAGTGGCCGCCGGCCTCCGAGAAGGCCTTCCGCAGGGTGTGCAACTCCGATGACGACATGCAGATGTAGGTGGAACCCTTGGTGACGGTCAGGATGTTGACGCAGGCGTCGTACAGGAACCGGTAGAATCCTTCACCCAGATTGTCGTTCATGATGCGCCGGTCCTTACCGCGCATCTTGTCCTTGGCGCTGTTGCCGTAATCCACGTTGTAGGGTGGATCGCAAAAGGTCATGTCGGCCAGCCCGCCGTCCAGCACTTTCTCCACGTCCGCCAAGACGGTGGCGTCGCCACAAAGCAGGCGGTGATTGCCGAGCAGCCAGAGATCGCCGGGCCTGGTGACCGGGACCGAAGGCGCTTCCGGAACCTCGTCGTCGTCGATGTCGCCGCCGGTGGTATCCGTTCCCTGGAGCAGCCGGTCGATCTCGTCGAGATCGAAGCCGGTGATGTCGAGGTCGAAATCCTCAGCCCGGAGTTCCTCCAACTCAAGGCGCAGCAAGTCCTCGTCCCAGCCTGCGTTCTCGGCGATTTTGTTGTCGGCGATGACCAGGGCCCGGCACTGGGTCTCGGAAAGATGGCCGAGCCGGATCACCGGCACGTCGGCGAGCCCGACCTTGCGGGCCGCCAGCAGACGGCCATGGCCGGCGATGATCACATCGTCCGCGCCGACCAGGATCGGATTGACAAACCCGAACTCGGCGATGGAGCCGGCGATCTGCGCCACCTGCCCGTCGGAATGAGTGCGGGCGTTGCGCACATAGGGAACCAGTCGTTCCACGGGAATGTGTTCGATATTAAGTTTCATTCGGTGTCAGCCTCAAGCATCGATAAATCGGCGTTTAAGAGTTCGCCACGCATACGCCGCAACCAGCGGCACCACTCCGTTGCCACAGAGTCGAAGCCGGTCCACCCGGCAGGCCAGCCCATCAGCGCCTCGACGAATGCTGGGTTGAGCCTCAGGCCGGAAGCGGAGGTAGTTTCTCCACCCGTCCCCGTCGTCGGGGCCGGGTGGGAAGGCCGGCAATCCACCGTCCAATCTTTCGCCTGATGGGTCAGGTCCGAGTTTCGACGATTGCCGGCGCTCGGCTTTACGCCATCGCTGGCCATGGGCGTCGGCCACATCCGGGCCGCCTGGTCCAGGCCCAAGTGCGCCTTCTTGCCGCTGGGACGGACAAAATGGTTGCCCTTGCGGATCAGGATTCCCGGCGGGTTGCCGCCGCCGCCCATGTTCGGCGTGGGCCAGGACGAACAGGCGTTGCCGCCGGTGCGGCGCGCCGACTTCAGCCGCCGTGAACAATCCTTCCGTAACCCGGAAACCCAGGCCTTCCAACTCGCCTCGGACTTCGCGATATCCGAGGTTGAGGTGATTGGCGACGTTTTCGAGAAACACCCACTCCGGTGCGCATTCGCCGATGATTCGCGCGATGTGCGGCCAAAGGTGTCTGGGATCGTCGGTTCCCCGGCGCCGGCCGGCGATACTGAACGGCTGGCATGGATAGCCCGCAGTAAGGCAATCCACGACGCCACGCCATGGCCGGCCGTCGAAGGTTGCAACGTCGTTCCAGACAGGAGCGCGATCCAGGGCCTCCTCTTCCATCCGCGCCACGAGGACGGCTGCGGCGAAGGAGTTCCGCTCGACGTAACCGACAGCACGGTATCCGGGCTCGGCCAACATAAGCCCGAGGTCGAGCCCTCCGGCGCCGGCGCAGAGCGAAAGGCCGAACAGGCCTCCCGCCCCGCCGGCGTCAACGCCCGCGGAGGAATGTAGAGCCACGTCATGCACGAAGACCTCAACTCATGAAAACGGCCGCACCCACCTGGAAGGATGGAGCGGCCTGCTCAAAGGCGCCCGGCAATGGGCTGCCCGGTTTGTCAACCGGCAACGGACATGGCCCGTCAATTTGTCAACTAAGTGTCAACTAAGAAATCACGTAAAATCAGGCGTTTAGCAAAAATGTCCGGTTTTTGGTGTCAACTAAATAATCTTGTAAAAACAAAGGCTTGGGACAAACTGTCAACCAAACAATCGCGTAAATTCAAAGGGTTGGCTAATTTGTCAACTAAGTTTTATGCCCTGACGCTAGGCAAATGCCGAGCTGACGCCCCCCGTATAGGCTATGGCCAGGAAGGACCCGCTGCTATTGGCTGTCAGAGAGGGCATTCCTCGTCACTTCTCTTGCCTCGTGGCGACGAGGCAGGGAGAATGTATGGGGGACTGGTTTCAGCAGCCCGCTAATCATAGGGGTCATTCGAAGCAGAACGTGACCAAGGATCAGCAATGTCCGGACATTCGGAAGCCTGTAATGGATCGAGAGATTTGTGCGATCAGCTCTATGAAGAACTCTCCGCACGCATCCCACGACTAAACCGTTCCCAAACCAAGCAGTGGTGCGGGCTTTACCAAGAGTCACGCACAAGGTTCGCCTATGTCGCCCACAAGAAAAAATCAGATAGCTTAGAAATCTGGTGCAGAGGTGACGTCAGAAAGTTGCGCGCCCGTCGAGACATCACATTTAGACAACGAAACAGCCAAGGCTCGGGATGGGAGGAAAGTTTCCCGGGACGGTTCGAAGTACATGGTCCACAAGGTCTGGATGCTGCGGTACGTTGCCTGGTCGAAGAAGCCTATCCCCTGTCCGCGACCCGCGCGCGCCTCTCCCGAGGCTAGCGTTGAACCTAATGAATTTTCTGGTTTTTGTCCGTTCGAAAAGTGTCCGGCGGACATCTTTTTATCCACTACTCACGTCTTCGCGCCACGGCATAGCAGGACTTTGCGCTTCTGCGCCACGTTGCGCGGAGGCCGCAGCCCGTTAAGACGCCACGCGATCAGGCAATGGGCATAGAGCCAGTGCTGATGGGCCGCTGATCTCCGCAACCCCACTTTCCAGCACACCGTTTTCCAACGCTCCCCGGACGCCCGATGCCAGACGAGCTTAGCGTCCAGGGGCTCAAGCCACGCAAGCCACCCGAGGGCTTCATCCATTCGGTCGATTGACGCGGGCGAAGGCCACGGGAGCTTCATGATCGGGTCATGGCAACCGAATGTTTCGTGAAAACTCCGAACGATCTCGGGCCAGGCGGAAAAATATCCCTGCACCCGTTCCTCGGGCAGCCGTTTCAGTACATCGGCGGCTTCCGCCAGTTGTTCTTCCACTAGCAACGGCGTCCAGTGTTTATCGCCCATGAGCTTCCTCCCGCCGTTTGCCATAGAGCTTCTCGCCAAGCTGCTTGACCATTTCTTTTTCCGGCCAGGTCAGGCGTTCGTCCTCGACCGACACGGCCAGAACTCCCTGCTCGCGCCAGCCTTGCCGCTTGACATGGTCCGATGGCCGGCGTTCGCCGCCGTAACCCTTCGGGTGCCATTTCATGACGCCACCTTCCCGGACTCTGTATCCATATCCACCAACAGATCGGCCAGGGCGCCGATGATCGAGGCCGGCGCCCGCCCATCGCCCAACCGTCCCATGCTGGACGCCAAGCCGCCGGGTTCCGTCCCGTGCTGGAGAAGCATGGACAGGGCCACGCAGGCGTCGTCCAGGATGGCGTCCATGGCGGAGCCGACCTTGGCGCCGTGGGTGAACACCTCGCCGACGCGGCCGGTGTCCGGGTAGTAACCGACTGTCGCCGCGTAACGGGTGTCGTTGAACATCAGTTCCACGGTCTCGTTGGGCCGCCGGTCGGGGAGCTTGGTTCTGGCGTTCCGGATAGTCGTCCCATCATCACCGTTCACATCCTTGCCCGAATTAGGCACAGTCGTCGTAGCCATGTCGTTTCTCCTATGTTGCGGTGTGGTCAGGGTGGCGACGGCGTTCCTGGCGGGATGCGTCGCCACCCGTTTTCTTAGCTGCGCCGTGACGCGTGACGGATGTGACGGGAGAAACCCATTACTCTTATACGCACGCCCGCGCGTGGCCGATAAACGGTTTGACCCGTCACATCCGTCACGGAAGAATCGCGTATCCGAAAAATCCGTCAGACCTGTCATGTGATATTTCCTCCTCTAATCGTGGATGATTCCGGAATCTTCCGGGTTGAACCTCACGGCTATGCCGCAAAACATTCGTTGGGGTTTCCCGTTCACTCTTTTGCGATCCGGTATGAATTCCCGTTTGACCATGCCGGCGCTAAACGATTTGATACTTCCCGGGCGGACGCCGTTGGTGTCGGCGTAGGATTTCCATGAGGCGTACAATTTAGCGGTGGCTTCCCACTCGCCTCTGCCGACCACGCAGCATTCTTCGATCCATTGACCGAACAGGTCCTGGTCATCGAAGTAGGCCTGGGTGGCTTGCCTGACGACCTTGGGCTTGATCAGGCCATGCCTCCGCCAATCCAGGCAGCCGTCGATCATCCAGCGCAGGATGGCCGGATATTCGGACCTAAGCTTCTGTTCCAACTGCCTGTCCGGCGTTGCCGGTTTGTGGATGAAGGGGATGATGTTGAAGCGGCGCCTCGCGGCGTCATCGACATTGCGCAGAACCGGCTTGTGGTTGCCGACGATGAGTAATTTGAACTGAGGCAGATATTCGAAGAAGTCCTGGCGCATGAACCGGGCCGATATTTTATCGCCGCCGGTGAGCTGCTTGATGCGGCTTTCCGCCCAGGCGCGGCCTTCCTCGGTTTCACTGACGCTGACCAGGCGAGCTCCCTTGAGCATGGCGAGATCGGTGGGGTGGCGGTCGGCGCCGGATGCCGTGAAGGTGTCCATGGCCGACGTGCAGGCATAATCGCCGAGGATGTTGACGAGGGTGTTGAGGAACACGCTCTTGCCGTTGCCGCCGGGACCGTAAACGAAGAACAGGGCGTGCTCGCGAGTATCGCCGGTCAGGCTGTATCCGGCCATTTGCTGCAGATAACGCTGTAGCTCCTCGTTGCCGTCCGTGCTTTCCTCAAGGAATCGCGACCACAGGGGGTGAGAGGCTTCGCCTTGTGGCGCCGGAGAGACGGTCGCGATCTTGGTGATAAAATCGTGGCGATTGGCCGGAAAGATCTTGCCGACGCCGAGATCGACGGTTCCGTTCGGCGTCCCCAGCAACCATGGATCGGCGTCCCATATCCCGGAGGTGACGGCGAACACGCGGTCGGCCTGGGCGAAGCGTTCCACCGCCGCCGCCGTTGCCGCCTTGGCCAGTTTTTCCGTGCGGCCACGGTTGAGATCGCGGCACAGGATGCGGGCCCGGTCGAAGGCAAGGCGGGTTTCTTCCTTGAACCACCTCTGCCTATCCCAGCGAAACCACGAACCGGTTTGGTGACAGTAACGCAGTTCGTTCCGGTACTTGTCGGCGAAGGCCCGGGCGATGCCGTCTTCCGTTTCGTCGTAATATAGAGTTTTGCCTTTGCCGCTTGCCGGACCACTCGCCGGTGTTTCCGCCGACGTCTTCGGAGACTTAACTTTCCCGGCCTGGTTGACGATGGCGGCGACGGCGTCAGGCCCGTCACGCATCAAGATGTCATTGAAGTCGTCCCCTTTAGTCGGAGGCGTGGCGATCCACACCTTGCGGCCTTCCAGAATGAATCGTTGGGCGGCTTTTTGCGCGGCCCGCACCCCAGCCTTACTGGCGTCATGATCGGCAAGGAGGATGATACGGGCGGCCTCGGGCGGGAGCTGAATTTTCGCCATGTTGCCCGCCGACAGCGCCGCCCAGACCGGCAGTCGGGGACAGGCCGCCATGACGCTCAGGCCCGTCTCGATGCCCTCGGATATGCCCAGCACACCGGCCTTGCCCATATCTCCAAGGCGAACAGCGCCACAGGCTACCGACCCCAGCATCATCCTGGGCTTCTTGACGACGGCCTTGCCCGACCCATCGGGCCGAAGATAGGTGCGGTGAATGGCGATCCGTTCGCCGGATACATCCCGGACGATGGCGATCATGGCCGGATAGCCGGTCTTGGTCTCCCAATAGGTGACGTCAGGGTGGAACAGCAGGTCCGGCGTTTGCGGGACGACGAGGCAGCGTGACGCCAGGTAGGTCTCCACAGGCGAGCCTGCGATCGGTTCCGTGCGCGACAGGATAAAATCAATATTGCCGGCAGCCTTACGATCCCGGGTCTTTTGAACCAGGGGGGCGGGACGTGGAGATTTGACGGTTTCGCCATTGGGGGAACAGCCAACCAGCTCGGCGGCATATTGAAAGAGTTCCCGCCCCGAGAGCCCAGTGGCGTGCTTCAGCGTGTTCAGAGGACCGCCACCACCATTGCCGTCAAAATCGATCCAATCGCCGGCATGCCCGCCCTTTAACGTGATCACGCAGGAACCTTGTTTGCGCGGAGCGTCGCCATGGATGTTGGCCAGCCGCCATTCGTCGCCGTTGCGCCTGCCGTTGGGAAAATGTGACGGCACCCATTGCCCGGCGCTGTCGCGCAATCGCCTGACGATCTCATCCAGATCGTATCGGAAGGGCTCCGGGCCGGGCGGGCGCATTAATCAAGCCGGCTGTTTCGTCTTGATGGCGAGATAGCTGAATTCTCCCTCATCAAGGCGCCGCTGAGCAAGTACCAGCCGGCCTTCATCGGCCAGGAAAACCACGTGACCGGCGATGGCGTGGAGTTCGCGGCGGGCTTTTTCGCCGAGACGGCTGAAACCATTGGCGCGGTCGATGACGAGATAGCCGCGGTGGTACTCAATGCTTTGGCCGGGTTCGGCATGTTTAACCCACTTGCCGAATTCACAAGTACGAATCGCAAGGGAGGAAGATTGCGCCCGCGTGGGCGGAATTGAAGAAATGGCCATATCCAGGAGCTCCTTATCATTCTTGCTTGCTCTTTGTTTCATCCGAAGGGCCGCTGCCGGGCCTCGGCCCCGCCTAGGAGCGGATGCGGTCATGGCATCCCCCGAAGCCGCCGTGTCCCCGTAAAGACGTGGCGTCTCGATGATTCCTCAGGCGCTAACGGGCGCGGCGGACGCCATGGCGCCGCCATGAAGATTTTCGGCCTCGTAGTGTTCGACGTCCTCGAGCCGGTAGACCACGCGACCGCCGATTTTCAGATAGGCGGGGCCCTCGCCGAGCCACCGCCAGCGCTCAAGCGTGCGCTCGGAAATGCCCCAGCGGTCGGCCAGTTCGATCTGGTTGAAATGTCTGATAGTCACTTCGCTCTCCTTCGGATTGCATTGCGCTCGAAGGAAGTGTCGCGCAGAACCAGAGAGAAGACCGAGGGGTTAAACGAGAGAAAAAGAGAGAGAAAATCGCCTAAAGTTCAAAGCTCCAGAGTCCGTCGCGGGACTTGAGGTGGGGTTCAAGTTGGACCCACTTCTTCGTGCCAAAGGTCTGGCGGAGGGTGTTCGAACTCGACTGGGCGTGGTCGAGGAGTTCACGGGCGGCGAACCGCTTCTTATCCTTGAATCCCGCAACCAGTTTGCGGATGATTTTGATCTGGGACTCTGATTTGAAGTTGACGGTGATGATACCGTTGATCACCAGTCGCCGGCCATCGGGAGAAAGGTAGAGTGCCTCTTCGACATTCGGCTGATGCGAACCGTCCAGACGAGCGGCGAGGATACCCGGATGGACGGCCAGCCCCGATGCGAAATCGATCACGTCGCGCATGCCAACCAGCAGATGACCGGCGATTGTCTCATCCGGGAAGCGATTGGACGGGGTGCTGGTCAGCACCACCCGCAACCCGGATGTCGGGCGCGCCTTCGCCAGATCCTTGATTTGCCGCCACACGGACCGTTCATGGAGGCGTCTGGCGAACCAGACCGGCACCCGCTGGGTTCGGCGGCCGAGACGGACGTCGCCGATCTCCCACAGCAGATCGGGAACGAGCACCGCCGGCCCGGAGCGGGATGACACGTCCGTCTGAACCATTAGCCGGTCGAGCAGAACCGGGAAGTCCACCCGGAAGCGAGCGATTCGCTCCTCAGCCACGGTGACCCAGCCGGCGGTCGGACTGAAATAACCCAATCCCCCGTCCTCGGCGGACCACGACAGGGTCACAGGGGCATCGTCGTGATCGGCCCCCGAAACCGATACCTCCTCGTGCCCATGCGGTTTCAGCAGTCCGGTTTCCTTCAAGATAATGGACTCGGAGGGATGGTAGTCGTCCAGCACGGCCCCGGAGATAGCCGCTTCCGGCGTCTCGACGGCGCTCAACAGCAACTCCAAAGCCGCCTGTGCAAGGCCGGATCCGTTACCCGGCATCGCGCAGGATGCCCCACCGGCGCAGATACCTCTCCCCGATCAGTTGCTCGCGCTCGGTCTGATCCTTGAGGTTACAGCCGTGCGGCATGGTGATGGTCAGGGGCAAGGTGCGCCCGCGCCGCGACTCGCCAGTGGGGTGGAAGCGAATAGTCAGCTTGGCCTGGGTGGCGACCCAACCACCCTGAAGGGGGTCTGAGCCGCCGAAACGCTCCCGCGCCATGTCCCAGATCGAGCGGTCGGCCTTGCGCAGGCATTCCAGCGTCACCCGCTCGCCAACGCTCTCGATGGGCATCAGGCGCAATGACTTGACTTCGACGGCGGCAATCCCATCCGCCGAATCGGTGGGGAAATCGTGGGGTCGCAGCAGCACCGAAAGATCGTACTGGCGGAACGGCAGCCGCTCCTGCTGGAACTCAATCCCGAGCAGATCGCGGGCCAGAAACCGGACCATGTCCTCGCGGCTTTCCCGGTCGTTGGCGACCACCTCGATGACGCCGGTATCCGGTTCGTAGGTCATGGCCGCCTCGAAGACGGGACGCCGGGGCCGGCGGGTCAACTTGCCGTGTTCATCGAAGGCAAGGTCGTCATCGGGAAGCCCCTCCCTGTAGACCACGACCTGGACCAGTTCGCAGTCCTCGCCCTCGAACATTGGCCGGTGACGGTCGAAGATATCGACATGAACGTTGTTCGAGGTGAATCGTTCCCGGACCGCTTTCTCGAACGCGGCCACGGCTTCGGCATCCCTATGCAGGGCGACGTTCGGCGTCCCGATGAAACCGTCCCACATGCGGCCACGCCGCCGCTCGTCGGTAAAGCGGACCTCCTCGGCCCGCAGGAAGCCGGTCGGATCATTCAGAAACATCCACAGCGCCCGTTCATGGGCGTTGCCAAGGTCGTCCAACTGGGTACGATCCTCGATTACACTGTAGAGCGCGGTTTGGCCCGCTTCGTCAGCCATGTTGGTGACGCGCTCGGCGTCGTTCACGACCCGGACCAGAGCCATATCGTCCATCTCATCTACCGCCTGCAGCAGGGACTGAATAACATCCTGCTCGGACGCGGCCCAGTTCACGGCGGACGTCATATCGACGGCACGGCTGGTGAAAAACTCCCGAAGGTAGGGAACGGAGGTATTGCGGATCAGACGAATAAGCACCGGCATTGGGAGGCTCCTCTGACAGAAGGGTGACCACCAAGCGCGAAATTGAGCGATACGTGGTCGTTCGATATATACCGAACACGCGCGCACATCTCTTGTCAAGCACGATTTTGTTCGCTATATACCGAACAAAGCCATTTAACTAATTTAGGCAGGAAAAAATGACGACATCCTTGGGAGAGAAGATCAAGCGGCACCGCAAGGAGAAGGGTTATTCCCTCGACAAGCTGGCGGATATTACCGAATCAAGCAAAAGCTACATTTGGGAGCTCGAAAATCGTGACACCCGTAAACCGTCCGGCGCAAAATTGACGCGAATCGCTCAGGCCCTGTCGGTGACAACGGACTATCTGCTAGACGAGTCGGCCGATCCCGATGAAAAAGTTGTAAGGGAGGCATTCTTTCGGAAGTTCAGCAAGCTTGATCCTGATGACAAGAAACGCGTTGAAGAAATGATCGAGGCATGGGGCAAAAAACGGTGAATCTGCCGACCACACCAGAAGGGTGGGCGATCCACCTGACCAAGCTCGTCAAGTTGTTCCATGAAGTGCACGGCCTGGACCGCTTCCCCATCAACGTGGCTGCCATTGCGACCGACTACTCCAGGCAGGTTTTTCCCGAGGCGCCGATTACCATGGTCAAGGGTCTGAAAATGTCCAAGAACTTCGAAGGCATGCTGATCCCGCATCCCGACGGCAATGGCGAATGGAGAATCGTCTATAACAACGCCATCACTTCTAAGGGACGGATCAACTTCACCCTGGCCCACGAACTGGGGCACTACCTCCTGCACCGGACCTTGTCTCCGGAGGGTCTGCAGTGCAGCGACCGCGCCATGCTGGACTGGAAGTCGGAGCGAGGGAAGGTCGAGGCACAAGCAAACACCTTCGCCTCGTATCTGTTGATGCCGCTGGACGACTTCCGCGCCCAGATCCGTGGCCAGGACATCACCATGGACCTCATGCGCCGCCTGTCGGACCGCTACGAAGTCTCGATCACCGCCGCCATCCTCAAGTGGCTCGGTATCACAGATAAGCGAGCGATGATCGTGATAGGCAAGGAAGGATTCATCGACTGGGCCTGGTCAAGCGATCCATTGATCAAGTCAGGTGTCTTCTACCGCGCCCGCCAGCAGGTCACTCTGTTGCCCGAACAGTCTCTGGCGGCGCGGCAAGATCCCTCAATCGACAACACCACAGGCGTTGTTCACACAAAAGGCGTCTGGCTGGGAGACGAAGAGGTTCGGGAGATGACGATCTTCTCACCACGGAATGAAATGTCAATCTCCTTGCTCCTCTATCCCAACGATGCGCCACCTCGACGCTGGGCCTATGATCTTAACGAGCCAAAGGAGTGGGACACCTACGATCAATTCACCGCCGGCGAGCGGTCATGACCGACATCACGACGTCGATCAGCGAGATCCTTGCGAGAGCCAAGCAGGCGGCGATCGACTACTATCGGCTGACAGGGAAACCGCTCGGCATCACAGGCGAGGTCGGGGAATACGAGGCGGCGCGGCTCCTCGGTCTTACCCTCGCCGATGCGCGGGCTCCCGGTTACGACGCGACTGACGAGAATGGCGTGCGTTACCAGATCAAGGCCCGAGCTTTTTCCGCGACCGGACGCCGAAAAAGCCAACGCCTCGGCTCCATCAAGCTGGACCACGAATGGGAAGCTGTCCTTTTGGTCTTGATGGACGAGGCCCTCGAAACGTTGGAGATCTGGGAAGCAGAGCGTAGCGCGGTCGTCGAGGCACTGACCGCGCCGGGCAGCAAGGCACGAAATGAGCGCGGCGCCTTGGCGGTCTCCAAGTTTAAGCAGATCGGAAAACAGATTTGGCCTGGGCAGGTAAAGGAGGCTGTACGCAAAAAGGGGCTCGATGAAAGGAAGTCACGGCCATGAGTGACGTGATTTCTGGGCGACCTGCCGAGGATCTGGAGAGGCAAGTTCGGGCGGTACTGGAACATGCGGTGGAAGCGCAGCGGCGCGGTCTAAAGGTCTACGAAAGCCTTCAAAATCTGAACGAGGTTATCGGCACCGAGTACGGCGACCGAGTTCTGTATGAGTTGATTCAAAACGCCCATGACGCTCATGGGCCGGGAGACGAAGGCCGAATTGCCATCAGACTGGTCATCCGATCAGACAACGATGGCGAACTCTACATCGCGAATGGTGGCTCCGGATTCCGAAAGGAAGATGTGGAGGCCATCAGAAATCTGGCGATCAGCGCCAAGGAAATTGGCGAAGGAATCGGAAATAAGGGGCTCGGTTTCAGGAGCATTGAGGCGCTGACCAATGACGTGCGGATATTCTCGCAGAAAGGGGAGGAGAAGCCGGACAGGTTTGACGGCTATTGTTTTCGCTTTGCCGCCACGCATGAAATTGAATCCGTCCTGCAGTCATACGGCGTTGACGTTACGATGCGTAGCGAGGTAGCGAGAACCATTCCGCGATACCTTGTCCCGCGACCGCTGAACGAGCAGCCCAAGGAAATAATCTTTTATGCCCGCCGTGGCTATGCGACGGTTATTGTCGCGCCGCTACGGACCGCTGAGGCGGTGACGTTGGCGCGCGAGCAGGTCGAAACGCTCACCTACCTCGATGTGCCGTTTCTATTGTTCCTGGAACGCATTGCCGAGGTCCGGATTGATGTCGAGCGGCCGGGCCAACGCCCCTACCGGCGTCGTCTGCATCGGCGCCAGAAGTCATTAGGCGTCATACCGAGGCTTCACGGAAGCGCAATCTACGAAGTGGATGTCGGAGAAGGTCGCCGGTTCCTGGTGGTGCGCCGCGAGGTTGATAAGGAGAGGGTGCGAGCGGCTGTCGAAAACAGCATCCCGTCTGTGCCTCAACTCAAGCGCTGGCTCGACTGGAAAGGGCAGCCGGAGGTATCGGTGGCCGTTGGCCTGTCCACGGCTGCAGTGACGAACGGCCGCCTCTACAATTTTCTTCCTATGGGTGAAGAGGCGGAGGCGCCGTTAATCGGCTATCTCGACGCGCCCTTCTTTACAGACATCAACCGGCGTGATGCTGACCTCGACCTGCCCCTGAACGAAACATTGATAGAAGCGGCAGCGGAGGCATGTGCCGCAGCCGCTCTATCAATTGTCGAGCATGGGTTGTCGATAACGCCGCAAGCGGTGTTCGACCTGTTCGCCTGGACGGGCGAGCATGCCGGCAAGCTCGACGCCGCACTTAAAGAGATCGACAGCGCCCTGCGCGATGCGCCGGTCATCCCGGTCATTGCCGAACGGGGCAGCAAGGAATGGGCAAGCCTTTCTCAGGTCAGCATCTGGCCGGAGGGCAGTTTTGCTGTGCTGAAGGACAGGGACGTTGCGAGGCATGTGGGTGCCCGACTAGTCTCGAAATATCTTGATACTCGGCGCATAGAGCGTCTCAGAGAGGTAGCCCGTCGCACGTATCGATCGCTCACACCATCTAGCGGACAGCTGGCGGACTGGTCGGAGGCGTTCGCACGCTCACTGCAGAGCCGCAAGGCGGCAGCACGAACCTGGTCAAGCTTCTACAAAGATCTCCCTCGGGTCTTTGATGCCTCTGGCGCGGTGCTGGAGCTATTGGACGGCAAGGAGATTCTCCTCGACCGATCAGGGAAGCTAAGGCCAGCTGGTGGCCATGACGAAACTGCACGGGCCGGCGTGTATGTCCGGCGTGATATGCCAAAGGGCAAACGGAAAAAGGCAGGAGTGCCGCTGCCGCCCGCCACTCTGGCCCGCCGATACCGTTTTCTCGATGAGCGAATCACGCTCAAGCGCGAGACACTGGATGCCCTTATCGAAGCGGGTCTGGTAAGAGAATACGACCCGGTTGAAGCCTTGGCCGGCCTCAAGTCCGCTCTTGGAAAGAAGGCGAATAGCAAGCGGCGTCAAGAGGCCCTTCTTTGGGCGTTTCAGGTGTGGCGTGCGGCGAGCGCGCGCGTGGATGACGAACTACAGGAGGCGGAGCTTCATGTGCCAACGCTCTCTGGCTGGCAGTCGGCAAGTCGCGCTGTGTTTTCGTCATCATGGACACCGGTCGGAAGAACATTGGAAAACTACCTCGTGGAGGCAGCGGAGGTATCGGCAGACTGCCGGCACGCGCGTGACCTCATGTTGGTCGGACAACATGATTGGCCCGTGTCGGTTCAGGATGCCAAGCGGCATTGGGCACGCTTCCTTGATCTTATTGGCGTGGCCGACGGGCTGCGGCCGGTACCGGCCCGCTTGACGCGCAAGGGGTCGCCGACCTCCCTGTGGGATGGCGTCCTGAGACACGGGAGGCCCGCCGAAGGTCTTGACGAGGGTTGGTGTACCGAGGTCGCGCGCGTTTCATTCAATCACCCCTATACCGAGGACTACCGGATGGAGGGAGAGGCTTGGCGCTTACCAGGCCAGATTGAACATGAGACATTGCCGGAAAGTGCAAGAGAGGCTCTGTGCGCTCTCATCTTCGAGCATTTGAAATCCCACGGCACACGTTACTTTCAATTCAAGGTCGCTCGCTTTGGGCGTTACGAGCGTGAATGGGACCTGCGAGTACTGCCGACCCCGCTAGCGACCTTCCTCCGGGCCAAAGACTGGATAGCGGCGACCACGCAGGACGGCATAGCCTTTAGAGGCCCCAGAGAGTGTTGGGCGTCCCGGGTGCGTCGCGGAGGGCCGCCAAGGTTCATAGACCGCGTGCCCGAAACGGTTGCGGACTTCTCCGAAGGCGGCGAGTTGGTAGAGCTTGCTTTTGGTGAAACCCTGGGACTCCGCGATTGGCAAAGTCAGGAGACAGCCGTTGCCCGGCTTCGCGACTTGACAGGCGTTGCGACGAACCTCGCGTCAAACGAACGCCCGACGGCACGAAATGAGTACCGACGTGCGTGGCAAGACGTTGTGGAGAGCGACATCTCGCTTCCGCCTGACCTGGAATTGATCGTCACGCGACGCGGCCAGATCGAGGTCCTTTGCGGTGCGCCGGAAGCACCCGCTGACGTTATCGTCACGGAGGACGCTCAAAGGTTTGAGGTGCGAATACTGTCTGCGGCCGGGCAGCCTGTTCTGGAAGTCGGCCCAACGCCGACCGACCGGATAGCCTCCCTGCTCGAAGAGACCGGCTCCTTTATGCCGCGCCGTCTGGACGGCATAGGCGTGCAGCTTCTTGTGGACGGTGAGCCATTCGTCCCACGGTCCAGCGACGCACTTTTGACCTCGCAAGGACTGGATTGGCTCCCGGAGGTCATCGTTATCGGGCACGAAATCCGTGGGGAGCAGCTTGAGCGTGGCATTCAAAGCTCGACGATCGATCGCCGGATGCGGGCTATCAGGGTTCGACACTGCGAGGCGATGACGCTGGTTGTCGATGATGAAGAGGTGTCTCCGTCCGAACATCTGGAGTGGTATGCCTTCGAGCATGAAACGCTACCGACCCTGATTCTGACGCACAGCCTGTTGCTCGACTGGATGACGCTGGCTGGTCCGCTGTCCGGTGGGCTTTCGCGCCTGATAGACAGTAGGCTGCGGTCGCCTAGGCTGTTGCTCTCGCAACTTGCCCTTTATCGAGCATCCGATGCTTTGGAGGCACCAAGCGACGAAGCGCTAGCGCGTGCACTCGATTGCGATGTCCAGACAGTCCACAACCATCGGGCGTCGCTGCGGACTGATCTTGAGCATATCCTGCATTTGCTGGTTCCAGTGGTGGCCTACTACGGTGACATCGAACTATCGCAGCAACTGCGGCGCGACGTGGATCGGGCCGGCGCAAGGTTTGACGTACGCAAGTGGCTCCAGCTTCATTCGAACGGCATGGAGTACGGGCCGGAGAGATTGATTGAGGTCTGTGAGCAGGCTGCAAACCGCACCGAACTGCGCCAAGATTTGGAGCTGGATTACGAGAGGTTCAATCGTGTATTGCTAGAGCTAGGCGAACCAACGCTATCCAACGAAGCAGATCTCCGACAGTTGTACGACGCGCATCTGGCACGCCTGCGCCCTGAGATCATAGAACGGCTGAGGCGACACCATGCCGCCGACTTCCAAAAAGGGAATGACCTCACAAACTATGTTGAGCGGAAGAGCTTAAGTTTTCTCGCTTTCAACGCCGAGTGGGTGCTGACGCGGGAGACACTGGAGATGGAGTTCGTTGAGGCACACGTCTCGGCGCTGCTCGCCGACACCCTTGGGGAGGATGTGTCGGTCAAGCTGCCACCACTGAACCGGCTCGTTGAAGCGAACCGCAAGGTGGTGCGCGAGGTTGTAGCGAGTGCGTTACCGGTACTACGGGTCTGGTGCCGGCAAAACGACGTGTCATTGCCCGAGCTGTGGACCCAAGCCGAGGCACAGGCGACTGTACGGTACCTGGAGAACAAGGGGCTTCTGGACTTCGAAGCAATTAAGGCCGATAGCATCCCGGCTCTCTGCCAACGAGCCTCTTGCTGGCCGATCGGCATGCCCGAGACGCTCGATGAAAAAGCATTGGGGCTCGACAAGGAGGAGGTTGAGGAAGAAGAGAAGCGGCGCGAGCGCGAACGGCAACAACGGGAGATCGCGCGGCGAAGTATTGAGTTTGCCGGCAACTCTCTCGACACAGGCGACCCAATATTCGCCGAGAGCCTTCAGGAGATCGCCGCAGCCTGGCTGTCAAGAGACGAGACCTGGTTCGAGCGAAGCCGTCAGCGAACCCGGCTGGTCGAGTTCCAGAATCCGGAGCAGTCCGGCGGCGGGACGGGTGCTGGCGGCAAAGGTAGCGGCACGCGCCGGCGTGATCGGCAGTTGACCGATGCACAGCGACAGGCAATGGGTCTGGCAAGCGAGTGGCTTGCCTTTCAGTTTCTGCGCCGCCGCCACAGTGATTTCGTCGATGAAACCTGCTGGATATCGGAGAACCGTGCACAGTTCTTCGGCGGTGACGAAGGCGACGATGCGGCAGGCTATGACTTTCTGGTCAAGACACCTCAGGCGGACTGGTTGTATGAGGTCAAGTCATCTCTGGAAGACAGCGGCGAGTTTGAACTGACCGCCAATGAGCACCGCATCGCCAGTGGCGCATCGAAGGATGGCCGCCGTCGCTATCGCATCCTCTATGTTCCTTATGTTTTCTCGCCCGACAAGTGGTGCGTTCTTGAACTCCCCAACCCAATGGGCGAAAGCACGCGCAACAGATATACAATGGTTGGACGCGGCTCTGTCCGCCTTCGGTTCGAACGTCGGTAGACGTTCAGCAGAACTCTCACTCAGATAGAGGACCAGGAAGGAGAACAGGTTTGGGGTAATTAATGCCGTCCACCTAATTGCGCAAAATTTCTCTCCCTCATGATTCCATAGTGATTCCAGTGGCGGATTTCGGCACATTGGTCCAGAATCAAAAAGCCCGTAACTCTTTGAAGTTACGGGCTTAATTTGGTTGCGGGGGTAGGATTTGAACCTACGACCTTCAGGTTATGAGCCGCAATTCTTCGTATTAACGCGAGGTATTGTGAAATCAGCCTCGACAACGCCAACTCATGCTGATGCACCACTTGGAGAAAATGATTTTTCATTTCTTACGCAGCTTTTCGCTCCATCTAATTTGTTTTCGCCTTACTACGATAACCGTTTGATTTCATTGTACTTTTCAGAATATCGCGGGTACTTTTGATCTCAACATCATTGTTTGAGATCAGCCATTGTCAGAATGGCGCCCAAAGGTTTCGCGTAATGCCAAACGCCCTCGACCCCGACCGCATGACCGCCGATGAGCGCCTCGACGAGGTGGCTGAAATCTTGGCTGCCGGTGTCATTCGGATGCATATCCGGCGACATGAACTGGAAAACACAAGCAATTCCAATGAATTAAGAGACTTTCCGCTGGCCTTTTCCGCCCACCGGAGCGTCCATGTCTGCGAAACGACGCCAGACGGAGAAACCACATGAGCACGCTCAAGCAAGTCGCGGAATTGAACAAGTTGGGCCAGGAAGAACTGAAAACCAAGTGGCGGGAACTCTTCGGCACCGAACCGCCCGCCTACCGCCGGGGCTTCCTGATCAAGGGCCTGGCCTACCGAATCCAGGAACTTAAGCACGGGGGACTTTCCTCCGAGGCGCGGAACAGGATCGATGAACTGGCCGGGGAACAAGGGTCCGGCAAGAAGCCCGCCCGCCGATCACAAGAAAACGCCCCGATCATCGGCACCCGGCTGATCCGGGAGTGGCAGGGCGTCCGACACGAGGTCACCGTGATCGACGGTGGCTACGAATATCAGGGCAGGAAATACAAAAGCCTGTCTGCGGTCGCCCGCGTCATTACCGGCACCCGGTGGAGTGGCCCTCTCTTCTTCGGATTGCGCAGACACGGCAAGCCCGCAGAGGAGAAGGCGGCATGATGAGCAAGAAAACCGTCCGCCAAGAGGCGAGAAGCGGCGGAGCCGCGACAGGAAAAGCGACAAGAAAAGTCCGTTGCGCCATCTATACCCGCAAGTCCTCCGAGGAAGGCCTGGACATGGAGTTCAACAGCCTGGACGCCCAGCGCGAGTCCTGCGAGGCTTACATCGCCAGCCAGAAGCAGGAAGGGTGGATCGCCGTCGACGACCGTTACGATGACGGCGGCGTCTCCGGCGGCACTCTGGAGCGTCCGGCGCTGCAACGTCTGCTTACCAACATCGAGGCCGGATACATCGACTGTATTGTCGTCTACAAGATCGACCGCTTGAGCCGGGCTCTGATGGACTTCGCCAAGCTGGTGGAAATCTTCGACCGGCATAACGTCACCTTCGTCTCGGTGACCCAGCAATTCAACACCACCACCTCCATGGGGCGGCTGACACTTAATATCCTTTTGAGTTTCGCCCAATTCGAGCGCGAGATCATCGGCGAGCGCATCCGTGACAAGTTCGCCGCCTCTAGGAAGAAAGGCATGTGGATGGGCGGCTGCCCGCCGCTCGGCTACGACGTCAAGGACCGCAAGCTGGTAATCAACGACACCGAAGCCGCCTTGGTCCGAGGGATTTTCGAGCGCTTTCTCAAAGTCGGCTCCGCCACCCTGCTGATCAAAGAACTCAATGCCGAAGGTCATCACACCAAGAGCTGGATCACGCAGGGAGGGCGTCTCAGGGAAGGCAATCCCTTCAACAAGGGAGCCCTCTATAAAATCCTCAACAATCGGGTCTACATCGGCGCGGCGGTCCACAAGGGCAAGAGCTATCCCGGCGAACACGAAGCCATCGTCGAACAGAGCCTCTGGGACAAGGTTCATTCGATCATGGCGGAGAATGCCCGCCGCCGGGGCAACCACACCCGCGCCTCCACGCCGGCATTGCTCAAAGGGTTGATCCGCTGCCGCCACTGTGGCTGCGCCATGACGCCCAGCCACGCCAAGAAGAACGGCAAGCTCTATCGCTATTACCTCTGCATGCATGCCTCCAAGAACGGCCATGACCAATGCCCCGTGAAATCCGTCTCGGCGGGCGAGGTGGAGGAAGCCATCATCGGTCAGGTCCGGGCCATGTTGAAAAGCCCCGAGATCGTGTCGCGGACGATCAAACACACGAGGGGAAACGGCGCCCCGGAAATCCCCGAGAACGAGATCATCGATGCCCTGTCGGCAATCGAACCCGTTTGGGAAGAACTGTTTCCGACCGAGCAGGCCCGTATTCTCCGGTTGCTGGTGGAGAGTATCGAGGTCTCACCCGACGGATTGGACCTCAAGCTCAGAGGCGGCGGTCTTGAGGCCTTGATCACCGAGTTGAAGGATGACGGAACGGAAAGGACAGCGGCATGACCGAAAAACCATCAATCCAGGTGGACGGCCTGACCATCCACATCCCCATGGAGTTCCGCCGTCGCGGCGGGCGCAAATACATCGTCGTTCCGGACGGACTCGAAGGCCATGTTCCCGCGAAGCCCAGGAAAGACGAGACGCTGCTCAAGGCATTGGGCCGCGCTCACCACTGGCGGCGCATGATCGAAGCCGGCAAATGCCGCTCCATCACCGACTTGGCCGAACGGGAGAAAGTAACGGAGCCCTACATCAGCCGGATCATGGCGCTGACGGTTCTAGCCCCGGACATCACCGAGGCGATCATTGAGGGAACACAGCCCAAGGGCTTGAAGCTCGCCGAGTTGCTCCGTAACATGCCCCTCGCCTGGGAGGAGCAGCGCCGGACGTTCAGGTTTGCTCCGCTGGCCCGACCGCAATAATCACCATAGGGGGGACCAAATGAATAAGAACGATTTGATTACCGCCATTGCCGCCGGCAACGGATTTTCCAAAGCCGACGCAGGCAAGGCCACCAACACCGTGTTCGACACCATTGCCGATGCTCTCAAAACGGTGGCGAGGCCCGTCTTCCGACCGGCTTCCTGCTCGCACAAGATCCTAATAATCTGTTCCTCAGTAAACCCCGAACGCTTCATATCCATCTCCTCTTCGGGATGATGGACTCTACCTAAATTTGGAGGAGAAAACGGGGCTCATGTCAGGAGGAGAAAACGGGGCTCACGCCAGCGTCAGTACCTTGATCTTCCGCGCCAGCACTAAGAATTGCACAATTTCATGTTTTCGAAATTCGGGCTAAAATCTTATCAATAAGTGATTTTGCCACTACCGAATTGGAAGTGCATTCGTAAATCAATTCAAAAACTTTTTTGTAGACTTGACGCTTACTCTTTTGAACGTGGTCCAATGGGTCTTTACTTGGCTTTGCTCCGGACATTCTCTCAACACGTTTCTCAAGAGAGTTTGCTCTAGTTGCCAATTCCTTTTGAATTTCTTCACCGAGGAGGTTAACTCCGGCAGCGTGGCGAATTTCTGAAAGTAGTGTCCCAATTTCCTTTTTTAGATTATTGGCCGCCGACTTTGATATTGCGCCCTGGCCGATAATAGCGAGCCGTTCTTCAATTTTAATTTCACCAAATTCAAATGTCTTTATCCGGTTTCTAACCTGGGAACTGCTCCGGCATTTCTTTGCAATATCTGCAGTGTGTGGCTTTAGCTGGTTAGTTAAATTTGAAAAATGGGTTGATGGTTCGAAATTATCCCGACGGCCATTCGGAATTATCCGTTGGTCAATAATATGTACCTCGCCAACTGTCCAAGAATTAAACCGTTCTTCAGGATAAACATCTGAAAATATTCGATCATCTCCAATCTGGATGTTACCAATACGCGCTCTCAAGCCACGGACCCCACAATTTACAGGAATTGATCCTTGATAATCATGATGTAACACCCAACCCACAGCGGCGAGCCTACCCTCATTATTATAAATCTCAATGGATTCTACCTTTCGGCATAAACTGAATTTCGTTTCGGAGTGGGCGACCTCATTTCTATATGGTCTATAGATTGGCGTTTTGCTTCCATTTAGAAACAAACAATATTCACCGAGTTTAACACCTGCATCCAGGATACTTTTTCGTATCTCCTCTCCGAATTTGAATTTTGGATAAAATGGAATAGGACCGTGTTGAGCCAAATACTCTTCAATGGCCTGCTCGTTTAATAAAACGTCGTTACCCATCCTGCGTGGTTTAATAATTTCAACTTCAAAAAATCGAGGTGGATAACCTTTCGCTTCAATGTCGTTAATCGAAATGATTTCATTTACCAGATCATTTAAATTCCCATCATAATTAAAATCTGTAATTAGGTTTTTAAGTCTCCGACAATCCCACCGAATTTCTCGTGCTTTATTGTCACTTGTACCTTTCGATCTAAATACTAATTCTTTGCAATAACCAAGCCCAGAGAGTCTCCCAACCCCTCTGAAACCGCGAGCATTTGTTCCACGCTTTGTGCTTGCTCCGAATGCTGCCATGCGAGTTTCAAATTCATCACTATTGATACCAATTCCGTTATCTCGAATAACCACCCGCCGGTCAATGTGATCAATATTTATTTCGATCCTTCCTTCAGTAATCGTCTTGAGCAATCCTTCGTTTACTGCCTCATCAATAGCGTCAACCGCATTTTGGATATATTCACGGTAAATCGTTAGAGGATTCACATACATGGAACTGCCCAAGAGTTCCAAAATATCTTTCCCAACAATTACGTTTGCTGATACAAGTTTCAAGTTCGGTTTTTGAACTTTTCGGCTTTTGGCAGGGATGCTTTTGCTTTTTGATACGGTCAATTTGATACGGCTCCCGAGCCTACTTCTGGGCTCTCTTTCACTAATTCTCCCAAATTAGGGTTGAAGCCGCTGGCACTTAAACCGGCATCCTCGACAATCTCGTCATCGGGAATGAGGTAAGTCTCTATATTTTCTTTTCGCAGAGCTTTTTGGGAATCCCAAATTTTAACCTCCTCCGCCTTTTCTAAGGGAATATAAAATTGGGCGGCATTCCTTATGTTTCCAGCAGGAAGATTTGATAAACCATTATTGAAATCTGTTTTGTCGTGGTGGTCTAAAAAATCAAGAAGGTCGATTTTCTCACTATCCGACAATTTACTCATTGCCACTTGATACTCTTTAAATTCGCTCTTTCCTCCGTAATGTTCATACCAGTACCGATTAAAGATGAAGTGATGTGGCCGAAGCAGTATTTCCTCAAATTTTTCTTCAGTATCTCCAAAAGCTGTTCGGAAGAATTGTGGGGCACCACTCACGATGCCGTGAGTAGCTTGAAGAATAATTTGCATTGATCGCAGATAGTATGAATTCCATTTTACGCCGACATGACTGCGGTTTGGCAGGTCCACCGGTTGGTAACGCATTGGAAAAGAAAAAATTCTGATTCCAAGTCTTTCGTTAAGTTCGACATTCAGACGCATCCGCTTAAATAAATCTGATGGTGAATCATGAAAGTTATAGAGCATATAGTTCGAAAGGTCTCTTAGACCTTCTTCGGCTGCATATTCGATAGCCTTTTCATATGGTTTTCTCACCCCCCAATGATCAAAGGCAATTCGTAACGGCTTGATACATATTGTACTGAGTTCACGTAAAAAGGTCTTATCCTTACATAAAATTCGCGCATCAACCCCTTGATTGAAATCGACCCGACGTTGAACTGTTGTACGCCCTCTTTTGATTTTTGCACCAGCCCCAAACCCCAAACCCCTTATTTCAGCGATGATTTCTTTAAAGTTAGGAGATGCGACGACATTATTATCCATCAATATGAGGTCCTTTTTTTCCCCATATAAATTAGTTACTTCATGAACCATGCGGGAAACGGAGTATGTGTCTCTCTGTTTACCTTCCAATTTCGGAACGCCACAAAACTTACACGTCCGCACACACCCTCGAGAGGCGTACCCAAAATACGCATCATGTACAGGGTACTTGTACTCAACTTGATCGAGAATTCCATATTCAGGAGTTAGGTCTTCGATAGCGGTGCCGAACTGATCTTCCGAATACAATTCATCTTCAAACTCATCCAGTTGCAAAGAAATAGCCGGTGCATCTTTGAGTAATCCTTGGATAAAGCGAACCCCTCGCCAACGTGGTTCAGCCAAAAACCGCTCTTGCATCAAAGATGCCGCAATTCCACCAACGAAAATTCTGTCAGTTTGTTTATTTGCAAGTTTAATAGCAAAATCAATGCTTCGAGCAATACGATTCCATTCAAACGAAAAAAGGGTCGTGATATAAATTCGATCCCAAGCTTCGTTTATGACAGATTTGTCTTCGCCTTTAATAAAGCGAATATTGTCCCTCTTGCCATTTGGGCCGTGATACTGGGCAATCTTCATTAATCCCAGCGGAGGGTACTTATTTCGGTAGCTTGGCTCGATGAGAAGGATGTTCTTGTTGCCCAATCCTATCGCCTCCTAGGTTGCGGCTTATACATTATACTAATTTGAAGCCCCTGTCGATCTACATATCGTTTCAGATCGACTGACACAATCCGTGCTGCAGTAGGCATAGCCTCTCATGAATTGGGTGTTATCCTTGTTGGTCACCCATCTTTTTACGTAAGGTATTTGTTCGTCGATATATTCGATCAAGTTCGAATTTAATTTTATCGCGAACTGGCCCTTCGGATTTCAGCAGAACACTCTCTGTTTCGGATTTCCCAATCCATTGACGATACTTATTTAGTCGTTTGAAAGCATGGTTATCACCACCTGAATCACAGGCGATTTCATAGGCATCCTCCAAGTCATACCTGCCATTAATAAATTTACGAAGGACCTTTGGAGATGCACTGCAAACAACTTTTAACTTATCCCGGATATCAACAGCCTTGGGTATTTTTTTTCTCTTGATTTGGTCAACTATAAAGTTATCAAAATTATCAAATTGTTCTCTGGCTTTCTTTATTTTGTGGGATTTAAGGTATTCATCATAATGACTCCATCTGTCCCTTTGGTTGTCATTGTGAGTTACCATAAATTGGTATGTAGCGATTAATTGTTTCACCTCGTTGATTTTAAGACCGATCTCTTTGGCCAGGGTTTCAAGGTCTACATGGTGATTTTTAAATCGACGGAACAAGAAACCTGCTTGTTCATAGGGAACCCAATCTTTTTTCCCCTTAATGTGATATTGCCCCAATAGGGCAAAGATCAATGACTCTTCAATCCCCTCAGGAAGGATAGAACATTTCATTAAGGACCATTTTACTCCGTCATCCTTAACCAGTGCACGGTAAGCAGCCAAACGACTGTTTCCCTCAAGCACTTCAAATGTTTTCTCTTTGCCTTGAATCGGACGAATAATTACTGGGTCGATTAGACCTCCATTCAGCTTAATATCCTGAATAAGATTTTTGACGTGATCCATGTTAAGCAAGGCTTCTTCTATGTCCTGTTGATCTGGAGGGTCGGTATTAGACCGGAGGACCGAGTAGACACGGGGGTTATCTATAAAAAATCTCATCTTTGATTGATTGACAAAGCCAACCTCAATAGGGACATTGTTGTCTCTGATCATCAAGGTGTCTTTGATAAACTCAGACTTACTCATTACGTGTTCTCTCTGCAGTCATTCTCAAGTGACGGATGACTCGTCATCAATCGCCAGAACTTGCCTCAACATTCTTCCAAACTCATAGGAAACGTTCCGACCGTAATTTTCCTTATCAATATCACCCTGCCCCAACTGAGCAGCTAAGTGCTTAGCATTGAGGAGCACATCAACCCATTCATCCACGGAGTCTCGCATGATTAAATTGTAAACATAGCAGGCTTTTTCCTGAGAAATGCGGTGAATGCGGTCCTGGGCTTGGAGATAGTCATCAAGACTAAACGTTCGGTCATAGAAAATCGCATAGTTAGCGACCGTAAGCGTCAAACCCTCTTTGGCTGCTCCAGGTGTTGCAACAAGCACCTTACAATCAGAGTTTTCTTTGAATCTCTTGATGGCTCTGTTCCTATCATCAATGCTGAGCTTTCCGTGAACCTTAACGGCATTGAACTCACTTAATTCAGAAGTTAACCAATTCGCGTTGCCAGTGAAGGATGTCCATATGATGGCTTTTGATCCACCATCAATGGCTTCATACAATAAGTTTAAAAGGTAGGGGAATTTTCCAGGTTCGTCATGATACGCTTCGTCAATCAGAACCGGATTTGACGCAACTTGAACTAATCTTAGAATACGTTTTAAGAGTTCCTCGCTTTCATCAAGAACGGGAACGCCGTTTTTAACGACAATTGTCTTCAGTTCATCCCGGATGTTTTTATAAATCTCAAATTGGCGACCTTCAAAATTAACAAGGACATTATCAATTTGCTTGTTTGGAAGCGTCAATCCTGATGATTTTTTTGTTTCCCTAACCGAAAAACTTCCGATTTTGGAGAATAGAGAAGACAGTTCCTCCTCAAATTTAGTTGTTTTACCTTTATTCTCACCGAGCTCATTGGAAAGGTCGAGATTGTCTCGAAAAGAATTAAAATCTGTTCCCAGAGATTTCCCGTGATCCAGAAACCATATTTGCGACCAGATATCATAAGGACGATTAGCTATAGGTGTGCCAGTCATTACGACCCTACGAACGAAGCCCTCAGATAGTTCAAAAAAGCATTTTGTTAGCGAGGAGTCGGGGTTCTTAATTTTCTGGGATTCATCAAGGATCACGGCAAGCCGCCTTGTTTTTTGGAAAAGCTTCAGCCTCTTTAACTCCGAGCGGCAAACCTCGTAGTGGGCCAAATAAATACGTGCGGGGCTATTAAATGCATGGAAATTTGAATTCCTGTCTTGATCCAGAATCTGAGGGGCCACAAATGCGTGGTTCTCGATTTCCTGACGCCAATTTTCAATTAGCCCCTTTTTTGTAATGATCAATACTGAATCAATGAGGTTTGATTTGATCCATAGTAAAGACAGATCGATAGCAATCTTGGTTTTCCCAAGACCCTGTTCATGGAAAATCGCTGCATATTCCAGCTCTTTGATCGTCTCGACGGCCTGAAGTTGGTACGCAAAAGCCTCGTGTTTTACGCTGAAACTTTGTTCTCGTTTAACGCGGAGCATTGTATTTTACCTGTCTGCTTTTTCCAATAGATTGACAGAAAGTTCGTCCAGCATAATCACTTGAAGATTATTAGCGGGAAGACTTTCTAGTACATCCATTAGAAGTCTCTTCGCAGATGGCATCGCATTCAAGGGGGTTGAAATGACAAACACCGGCTTTTCTCTGTAGACTAAAAGATTGAGAAATCCCTTTATCTGAGAAATTGTATGCTTAGTTTCCAGGTCACTGGGTGTTTTCGCTTCTCCAATGATGGTCGTGGTAGTTGGAGCATCAACTGCGTACACATCCGGCACAAAGCCGTTTATGCGATAGGGCTTTTGGTCTTTTGGTGCCCCAGGCTTATCGTGAAATAGCAGCATTGCTGGATTGCTCGAATATTCGTTTCTTACCCAATCGATGATTAGGTCTACAAGCTCTATATGCTGGGCACTCTCAGCCATAACGGTACCGGTCAGTCTTGGTCTATGAGCTCACATAAGTCTTGAAGCTCGTCTAAAGCTTCCATGAGTGATTGACCCAGTTCGCCACCAGGGTCTTCTTTGATTTTCCGCACTTCCTCGTAAGGAAGCGTCCTGATCGCCTCTGACAAGGCCCTGGACAGTAAAATCAGGCCCGCCTCTTGTAAGACGTTTGGCAGGTCAGGCAGGTCCAGAACACGTACGGCTTTCTTGGCATTTTCTTTAAGAAAAACGTCTTTGGCTTTTGGATTTCTTAGTATTCGGGGGAGAGCACGAATTGTGTTGAGTGGTTTGAATTTTTCTTCGTGAATCCACTGAGCAAAATCAGTAAGGCTAAAATTTTTACTATCTATGGCTTCCTTTATGCCTGGTTTTTGAAGTTCAACGAATCCGCTAAAATGTTTCGTTTTGAAGCTCCCATCATCCGGTACTACCTCACGGTAATATTTCTCCATTTCAACATAGGCGTTGATGCTCTCAATAACGTCTTTTTGACGCCCTCCGCAGTAGTCAATAATTTCGGAAAAAGGTAGGTGTTCCTTGGTGCGAAGATCATAAAGATATTTTGCTTTTGAATAAGGCGTCCATTGACGTGGGCCGACCAAGTGGGCTTGCAAGCGTATAGCATCAACCTCGTTTTCTTTGATATCGTCATAAACTAGGGCAGGGATGTTCTTCCAATCCCCATCAGCATTCTCTTCGTCAAACATTTGGTAAATTGCCAAGCGTGTATTGCCTTCAATGCAAATCATTTTGCCATTTGGCTGCCGGTTAATGATGATTGGCTGGATTACACCACGGTTGGTGAAGATTGATTGTTTCAGTTTCTCGAAGGTGGTGCTTTTCCCCTTTTCATCGTCACTGCCCGCACCAAGAGCAAGGTGAATTCGTTCAGGCGTCAGCTCGTCATACATCTCCATTGTTTTCCTAATTCGTGGATTCGTAGGATCGAGTTCTACATCTGCAATGGAGATAATTTCTAATTTACCTGAACTTGGCATGGCTCTCGTGTCCCCTTTTAAGCTCGCACCTGCTTGCAATCTGATAAGCTATCCTCGAAATAATCTGAGGACAACTAGAAGCGGTATAAATAAGTTGCTCTCAATTCGCTGGGTAGGTTCAGCAGCGATTTAAAAAACAGTCTGAGTCTCGGCAGTTACCCGATGCTTATAGGTCATCACCGCTCAGGCCCCTCAGGCTGGCCCTTGACTTGACTGAAGTGAGCTAAAATCTGCTCTGGAATTCCGGCCCCGGATTCCTCCGCCCCGGACGGAGGGGATTCGAAATGTATGGTTATTGTTACCGTGTAAGTCATTGAAATCACACGATACTCGATAACCATACCAAAAAACGGAGGTTTGGTTGTTTTGGAGAAAAAAGGCGGATAGAGAGAAAAACAGGCCAATAACGTCCCTGAAAGGGGGCTTTTGGTTTGGTTCTTAGTTCGAAACCCTTCCGCTGGCGCCGCCTAAGTCTTGGAAGCATTGGCATTATTCAGGGGGCGGGGAGAACCTCTGAAACCGGCGGGGAGGTATGAGAATTTACCCTTCGAGGTAAATGGCGGGCAGGGAGGGATTCGAACCCTCGATACGCTGTTAACGTATACTCCCTTAGCAGGGGAGCGCCTTCAGCCGCTCGGCCACCTGCCCGCAATATTTTGCCGCGGCGAATTTTTACAAACCGCCCCCGAAACTGTCAAACAGGTCTTGTCGGTGGCGCCTCATTCGACGGGTAGGGCGATGTTGTAGGAAACCAGGCAGCCCGTTAGTCCCTTGATCTCTTCCGCCGTCACCCCGAACAGACACTCGGCGTGTCCGGCCGGCGCATAGAGCTTGTCGAAACGCTTCAAACCGGCGTCCATGACTATCGGCAGGCCTTTGGCCAGGGCCACCGGTGGGACGCAGCCGACATTGTAACCGGTCGCCGATTTGATCTCGACGGCGAAAGCTTTGCGCACCTCCCCTTCCAGGTTGAATACCCGGGGCAGCCCGTCCTGCTTGCAGGCGTGATCGCCGGCAAGCAAGACCAGAACCGGCCGCTCGCCGATAAAATAAAGAGACGTCTTAATCACCGCGCCGGCCTCGACCGCCAAAACTTCGGCGGTGGCGGCCGGAGTCTCGGCGGCCCTCTTCAGCTTGAAAACGCGGCCTTCGAGCCCCGCCGCTCCCAGCGCCTTGCGTACCCGCTTCACTGGCGCTCTTTCGAGAAGGTTAGGCACGTCTCCTCCTCCCTGTTTCCCATAAAAAAAGCATCCTAGCAGCCTTTTGGAGCGGGGGAATTGTTCTATTTCTTGCAGGGATAGGCTTCGGACAGGGCCCTGGCGGCCAACGCCACGGCTGAATAATGTAGTTTTTTCGAATTTTTGACCAGCCAGGCCCGCATCACGTCCTTGATCTGGCTGAACTTGACCTTGCCTTGGGGAATGCAGGCCCGGTAGGAGCCGATGG